ATATGTTAATCTATAATTTTTTAAGAAAAGAAAACATTGTCATACCACCAAAGGAAGATAATGTTAAAGAAGATAAGTATGACGGTGCCTATGTAAAGGACCCGTTGACTGGTATGCACAAGTGGGTTGTATCATTTGATATTAACTCTCTATATCCTCATTTAATTATGCAGTATAATATCTCACCAGAGAAAATTATCGGTGTTAAATCCTCTGGCATATCAGTCGCAAAATTATTAAAACAACAAACACCTCTATCACATTTAAAAACAGAAGGCGCTTGTATTACACCTAATGGTGCAATGTTTAAAAATGATAACCCAGGTTTCTTACCTAGACTATTAGAAAAAATGTATAATGATAGAGTTAAATTTAAAACGTTAGAGTTTGAATCTAAACAAGAATATCAAAAGACAAAAGATAAAGAACTAACTAAAAAGATTGCGACATATCATAATATACAATGGGCCAAAAAGATTTCCTTAAACTCTGCTTATGGTGCAATAGGTAATCAATACTTTAGATATTATGATGTAAGACAGGCCACTGCGATTACAACATCTGGTCAATTTGTAATTAGATTTATTGAAAACAAAGTAAATGAATATATGAACAATATATTAAAGACACACGATAAAGTTGATTACATTGTTGCGTCAGATACAGATTCGATTTATCTCACGTTAGATAAACTAGTTGACGTAACTTGTAAAGATAAACCAGTTGAGCACATATTAAGATTTATTAATAAAGTTGTTGATAGTAGAATACAACCATTTTTAGATAAGTGTTTCGCAGAACTTGCTGATTATACAAACGCCATTGGTAATAAGATGGTTATGAAACGTGAAGTAATTGCTGACAAAGGTATATGGACAGCGAAAAAAAGATATATGTTAAATGTATTAGATGAAGAAGGCATTGTCTATGAGAAACCTAAATTAAAGATTATGGGCATCGAGGCTGTAAAATCATCTACACCTGAAGTTTGTAGAGGTAAAATTAAAGAAGCAATCAATCTTATAATGACTAAAGACCAAGATACTTTACAAAAATTTGTTGCTGATTTTAGAACTGAATTTGAAAAAATGTCAGCAGAACAAATATCTTTTCCTAGGTCTTGTAATAATCTTGCTAAATATAGACACGCAAATGATGTGTTTATAAAAGGTACGCCTATACACGTTAAAGGTGCTTTAATTTATAATCATCAAATACAACAATATAAATTAGGAAACAAATATCCGTTGATACAAGAAGGTGATAAAATCAAGTTTGTTAAATTAGTAGAACCTAATCCATTTAAGTTTGATGTTATAAGTTACATAACAAAACTACCTAAAGAATTTAAATTAGATGACTATATTGACCACGACATTATGTTTCAAAAAACATTTTTAGACCCATTGAGTTTCATACTAAACTCTATTGGTTGGTCATATGAAAAGAAAGCAAGTTTGGAGGCATTCTTTGAGTAGTCTTTTTATGTTAATAATTTCTATACATTGGGGTTTTGCCACAGGTAGTTTATTGGCCTATAAAACTAATTGGTCAATACCTAGATTTATTTTAATATGTTTATTGATGAGATACTTTTTATTATCATATGGTTTTTAACACTAACACTAAACACGGAGTAATATATGCAGATCCACCTTGGTCTTTTAAAACATATTCTGACAAAGGTAAAGATAGAAGTCCAGAAAAACATTATAATGTACTTAGCCATAATGATATTTGTAATCTTCCTGTTAGGGATTTGGCTAGAGAGAACTCTGTATTATTAATGTGGGTAGTTGATCCGTTATTAGATAAGGCTTTTGAGGTAATAGATGCTTGGGGTTTCAAGTATAAGACAGTTGGTTTTACTTGGGCGAAAACGAATCGTACTAAAATGGGTTTCTTTACTGGACTAGGTTACTGGACTAGAGGTAATCCAGAAATGTGTTTATTGGCCACAAGGGGTAAACCTAAACGGCTAAATAAAAGTATACCACAATTAGTTGTTAGTCAAAGACAAGAACATAGTAGAAAACCAGATATAATATACGAACATATTGAAAAAATGTTAGAAGGTCCATATATTGAACTATTTGCTCGTAGAAAACGAGAAGGTTGGACTAGTTGGGGTAATGAAGTATGATTTGGGACTTGACTCTTGCGTTATTTTATGTTATATTAATATACGGTTTTGTCGTGTGGTTATTAATTAAATGGAATAAAGAAGATGTATAAAAGGTATACTTTACAAGATACTTTAGATAGTGAAAAAAGAAATCTATTTAACGTATTATCAACTTTTGCTGGTGGTGGTGGCTCATCTACAGGTTATAGATTGGCTGGTGGTAAGATACTAGCGATTAATGAATTTGTACCTGAGGCCCAAAATACTTATAGAGAGAACTATCCAAATACGACTATTGTACCAGGCGATATTAAAAAGTTGACAGGTACATATCTAATGGAACAAGCGAATATTGGTATTAGTGAGTTAGACATATTAGATGGTAGTCCTCCTTGTTCAGCGTTTAGTATGGCGGGTTCTGTATCACATGGTAAAGGTAATACACACGCAGATGCCTTTGGTAAAAAGAAACAATATAGTGACATTAAAGGTGTAGAAAATGTTGAAGATTTATTTTTTGAATTTTTAAGAGTGGCAAAAGACATAAAACCAAAAGTTATTATTGGTGAAAATGTTGAGGGTTTAACAATGGGTGAGGCCAAAGAATATTTTAATAAGATACAAAACACATTTGAACAAATAGGTTATCTAGTTGTCGCTGATGTTTTAAATGCGAGTTACTTTGGTGTACCACAGGCTCGTAAAAGATGTTTCTTTATAGGTGTAAGAGAAGATGTGGCAGATAAAATTGGTCTAAATTTTATGACAATGTATCAATTATATCCAGAGGCAAATAGAGAACAAACAACACTAGGTCAAGCGATTAGTGATGTTGTAAATGAAGATGAGGAAGAATTGAAATTTTTAAGAGATGCTCTTGGTCCAGATAAAGCTGTAGGAAAAACATTACATAAGATGCCACTTGATCCTGACAAAGTATTAACAGGTATGGATTACCATGAGAAAGGTCATCACTTTAATTTAAAAAGATGTAGTTTAAGAAAACCTAGTCCTACAATTACTGCGATGGGTAATTTTCCAGGTGTTGCTGGTACTTGTCACCCATTAGATAATAGAAAGTTTACTATAAAAGAATTAAAAAGAATTATGTCATTACCTGAAGATTTTAAATTAACAGGCGATCATAAACAACAATCTGAAAGAGTTGGTCGTATGGTACCACCTTTGATGATGAAGGCTCTCGCAGAGAGCATATATAACAAAGTATTAAAACCATATAAGGAGTTGAGTAATGACTAAATTTACTTTTGCCGCAAGTAAAGAAGGCTTTGATAATCACATAGATACATCTGTTCGTGGTTATAGTCAATTGTGGGGTGATATACTTTCTCTATCAAAATATTTTGTAGAAGATTATACACAAGTTGTTGATTTGGGTTGTTCTAGTGGTAAACTTTTAAAAGGTATGATAGAACAAAATCAAAAACATATACCACATGCACAATATACTGGTATTGAAATAGAAGAAGATTTTTTTGGTGATTATACGCATGATGAAAATAAGTACCATCAATTATCTTATTTTAGAGGTGATGTAAGAGAGTTTGATTTTCAAAACTGTTCTTTAATTACTTCTATATTTACTTTACAGTTTATGAATCCAAAAGATAGACAAGATGTATTAAATAGAATTTACAAAGGTCTTAATACTGGTGGTGCGTTTATCTTTTCAGAAAAAACTTTTAGTTGTAATCCAAGGGTACAAGATATGATGACCTTTATGTATTATGATTATAAGAGACAAAATTTTTCTGATAAAGAAATATTAGACAAAGAAGTACAGCTAAGGCATATGATGAAACCAAATACAAAAACTGAATTGTATAAAATGGTACAAGATGCTGGCTTTGAGATACATACTTTTTGGCAGAACTTTAATTTTGTTGGTGTGATTGGTTTAAAAAAATAAATAGTCATATGGCTATTACAAAACAATCTTACAAACAATTAAAAGAATACTGGGACTACCAAAGAAAAGTAGAGTACAATAGAGAAATGGTACACTACATGGCCGATAAATTTAAAGGCAGAGTGTACAATGATATGGGTATGGTACATATAGATGAAATGAAAAATCTATTGTGGTTAAGAGTTGACCCAAAAGATTATGAGGAACCTAAATATGGCTATGTTCCGGCAGATCCAAAATTGAGATTTGAGTGGGAAGGTGAGGCTTGTTTACCAACCCATCTATTACCTTATGATAAAGACTTGCATGACGGTTGACATTATAAATAAAACAGTATATAATAAGAACAATAATTTATGGAGGAATTGAAGTGAGTGATTTTTTAAAAGATATAATTAAAGAAACTGGTAATGAATACGCTGGTTTAGTAAGTGATGGTATTGACAGCGCTGATGTTACAAGTTTTATAGACACAGGCTCATATTCATTTAACGCATTATTATCTGGTAGTATCTATGGAGGTATGCCAGGAAACAAGATTACAGCAATCGCTGGTGAAGCCGCAACAGGTAAAACATTTTTCGCACTAGGTATATGTAAAGCATTTTTAGACATGGATAAAGACGCTGGTGTGATTTATTTTGAATCAGAAAGTGCGATTTCAAAAGATATGATTGAAGGTCGTGGTGTAGATAGTAAAAGAATGGTAGTTGTTCCAGTTGCTACAGTACAAGAATTTAGAAATCAATCAATAAAGATTTTAGACAAGTATATAGAACAACCAGAGGCGAATAGAAAGCCATTAATGTTTGTATTAGATAGTTTAGGTATGTTATCTACTACAAAAGAAATGGAAGATACTGCGGCTGGTAAAGAAACTAGAGATATGACTAGATCACAAATAGTTAAATCTACATTTAGAGTTTTAACATTGAAACTAGGTAAAGCAAATGTACCTATGATAATGACTAACCACACTTATGATGTCAT